CCGGAACCATTCACTCGCTCAGGGCGGCTGAGTTACCCGGACGGTCTTTCCCGTCATGTCAGCGGAACGCCGTTAGGCGCATCCCCGCTGATGCTTCTTACAGTCTCTCGATACGCGCGATTAGCGCAATCGGGAGTAACCAAAAAATCTCATCGAGGGTTACCGTCATTTCCAATCCATCAGTTCGATAGATGCGATATAGCGTCATTATCCGTTCGCCCGCGTAATCGAAAACGATGGAGTCGGAGGCGGCGCGGCGGAGCCGTGCTTATCCTCCCAGTCCGGTACGCAGAGCCAAGCGCCGTTGGTGGTACCGCGCATATCGCGACGCGCAAACTCTTTTTCGCAGATGGCGCACTTCTCTTTCTTGTCGAGGTCTTTTTTGCTGTTGATAGCCATTAGCGTCCTTGCGACCCGATCTGAATCAGGCGGTCCCATTCCTGCCGTTCGGGGCCGCCGGGATTGTTAAGAGCCTTGGACGACCAATCACGGTCCTGTCGCTTGAGGGCCAGTTGCTCGCGAGCCGCCGCAGGCGTCATCCCGAAGCTGCTATTGCGCTGACCGCCATCGACGAATGAACTCTCGCCCACTTTCTCTCCTATGTTGGAGAATAGTCGCAAAAAGGTCGCAGTGCCAACCGCATCTTCGATCTTGCCGAGAATTTCCTCCGCCTTGCCGCGGTCGCCGCCCACGCTCGGCATAACGAATTGGCTCACCGCGCGCCGCGCCATCTCCTCGCGCTGGGTGAAGGTTTCTCCCGGCCATTCGCGCTTAAGCGACGCCAAGTCGATCTGTTCCTGCTGGGCCTGCGCACGCTCCTGCGCCTCGACCGCCCCCTTCATAAATTCAGTGTAGCCCTCGGCGATGGTCGTGGCCTGGGCCTGACTGACACCAGCCTTATGAAGCACCGGCGCCATCGCGCCCGCAAACTCCTCGCCGCCCTCCACAACGGGGAGCTTATAATCTGCTGGCGCGGCGGGACGCCCGAGACGACCGTAAAGCGCGTCGAGTTCTTCCGGCTTGGCCGATGCGAGGTCTTTGGGGACGCGAACGATTTCATCCTTCGGCACTCCCACGAACCGCTCGGTATCGCGACCGTATTTCAGCGCATCGAGTGGCGACTTAAAGCCCTTGAGTTCGGCGAATCCCTTCAGTTCAGGCTCGGCGCTATCGTACCATTGAGCAGAGGCAGGGGCCGCCGACGCGGAGGGGGTGTTCGTTACCGGCGGTTGTCCCTGTCCCTGAATTGGTTCGACTACGGTACCATTGGGCGCTCCAGCCATATTCTAATTCTCCAATCCTTGCTGCATCCGCAGGCCGCTCTCATTGAGGAAGAACCGATCCGCCTCGGCGAGTTCGGCTTCCTGTATCGTCAGGTAGCGATTCCACTCCAGCCAGACTTCGTGCCGCCCCTGCGCAATCGCGCTCGCCAGCGCATCGACCTTGCCGTCAGGCGCGTAGCGCACGGTGGTCTCGCCCGCGCTGCAAAAGTGGCTCATCGCCGCCATCACAATCTTGGCTTCGCTCTTGAGCGTGCGATCGTTATTCAGCATCAGTCGCGCGAAGGCGTCAGCGAAGACCCGGCGCTTGGCGGCTAGTGCGCGGCGTTGCCACGGCGTAGTCATTTCTTGCGTCGCTTGTCGCGCATCATCTTCGTGTACTTGGCGATGATGCCCTTGTCGTCGGCGTCGCCGTCGAGGTGCTTCATGCGGTTGGCGAGGCTGCCGCGATTATCGGCGTCGGGCTCTTTCTTCTTACTTGTGTCCACGATTATACACCGAGCTTTCGCCCATCTTGGAGGCGAACTTCTTGCTCGAATTAGCCGTCGCGTAGAAGATGTTCTTCCCGCGCTTGCCGTATTCGGACACGAAACGAGCCATCACGGTCTTACCGGCGCTAGTCTGTGGCATCAGATTTTCCCGTAGTTCATCCCCCAGAAGATGATCGCTGCGTACACCGCGAACCCGAAGCCCACCGAGATAATAGCGTCCATTAGTCCCCCATGTCACAATAAAAATGCTCGCGCATCGTTATCCACTTGAATAGCCGGTAGAATCCCATCTGCTCGATATATTCGCGCATATCGGCGTCGCCGGCCCGATATATCATTCGTTCTTCCGAATTATACGGCCCTTCGCGAATCGAAGGCGGATAAAACATTCGTGACGTTCCCGCGTCCATCAGTTCCCCCTCACGATAATCGGCGCTTCCAAATCTTTCACGCTGGTCACGCTGCCCGAGCGATGGCCGATGCTTTTCCCCCCGAGCCCGCGCGCCCAACCGTTATAGCGCTGCGCCATCACGTGCGTCGTATTCGGCGGCACATTCTCACCGTGCTCCATCGACAGCATCACGTCGAGGAACACCGAGGTCTGGCAATCGTGGCAGAGTACGAAACGCCCCGCGCCGATCACTTCCCGGATGTCGAAAGTCGCTATCTTGAGACAGCCACGAATCGCGCATGGTTCGGAAGTCGTCATCTATTGCCCCTGAGCCGGTGCGCTGGTCGCCATCTCACGCGCCTGCGCGATATCCTTGACCGCTCCCGCCGCCTGCGGCGCCGCCTGCACCAGCGCTTGCGCGTTGGCCTGCTGCGCCTTCTGGTCCTGCAAGGATTGCACTTGTTGAGGGCTCAACAGTAGGTCAGCCCGCACGCCATTAATCTCGGCTATCTCGCGGCCCACCTTGGCCCAATCGAACGAATCCATGATCTCGGGATGGCCCGCTTCCGCGATCGGCACTACCTGCTCGACCGTGCGCTGAATCGCAATAACATCCTGCGCCCGCTGGAGCCGGTTAAGGGGAGACTGGTATTCCACTTTGATGAGCCCACCTGATCGAGCCAATGAATCAGGCATAGCTCCCAAACTATCCAGCATGCCGGCGTGGAACAGAATATCAATTTCCCGATTAATAACATTGCCCAAGAACTCCGATTGCTGGCGTCCCATCGCGGGCGTCAGGAGAATCCCGCGCTCCTCCGCGATCTGGAGCACCTGGGTTGCCGTCATGTTTGGATTTTCCAGCAGCATCTCGAACACGTTCCCATAGAAAGCCGTCTTGATGGCCTTCCGCCGGTACTCCATCTTCTCTTCGGTGATATCTACCTTAGCGCCGCTAACATATGGAATAGCCAGTGGCCGGCCATCATCAGATACCATCCCATAATTAAGAGCCCCAGGGCGGACAGAAAATGCATTACCACTCTCAGGGAGAAGGACAGGCGGGTCGGCGGCTCTTTGGGCATTGTTCAAATCCGTCCGACTCATCTCATTCAACATCTTAATATCGGCGAGGCTCGTAAATGCGGGACTTCGCCCGTACACCTCGCGCGGCCCCACGATGAACCGACTCGTCGCGTAGGGCATCGTCCGATATCCGCCCTCCTCGACGATCTGGAGCGGCTGATAACAGAGGTAACAACTCTCCCACGCCATCCCTTTATAATCTTTCCGCCCGCTTTCAGGCTCCCGCCGCGGCTTCACTACGTGCAGCCATTCATATATCCGATACTTCTGGCTCGGATTCTCGTAGCTCGCCTTCACGCCCTTGGGGACATTCTCGATTCCCCACTTGTCCACCGCCTGCGTCGCGGTGAAGTCGAACTTCCGAAAGACCGTATCTATGAGCCCGACGTGGTTTTCGGCGAAATACAAATCTTGGAGGTTGATCGCTCGGTAGCGCAGGCTCGTCCCATACGCATCATCAACGAAGAGGCTCCCTGTCCCGAAACCAACCAGGCCCACCATGTTCTCGTGAGCTTGACTGGCGAAGTTCGCAGATGGCGAATAACGAGCCGCAAACAGGATGTCATTAAGATTCTCCAAGTATTGCCGCGCCTCGCGGTCATCCTTTAGCGCCGGGTCGGTCGGCCCCAGGTTGTGCCACTTCTGCGTCCGCGGAAACAACATGCTCTCGAACAACGCCGCGCAATTATCCAGCGCCTGTACCGCCGTCGAGTCAAATATATACTCCGTCCGCCGCTCCGCCTGCGGCACCCCCAACACGGGCCGCATAAAGATATTCTGCGCCGGGTTTATCCGCCGCGCGATATCCGCCCAGTAGTTCTCCCAGTTCCACCGATACGCCTGCAACGCCTCAAACTCGCGCTTGTAAGCCTGCGCCTTCTCCCCCATCGCCGTGTCGTTCGCGTAATCAGCCATCAGCGCATATGCTCCAGGCGAATCAGCTCATTCGCCACTATCGCCATTCTGATTATTACCCCAATCGCCCCAGCCCCCAGTCCAATTACGATAGCCCCGATCCACCACTCCACCCTCTCACTCATATTCATCAGTCGCGGTCTCCATCCCCGTCATCGTCCCGCACTATCATTAAAACCGAGCCCCCGAAAACTTGCAGGTTCTGCCGGTGCTCGTCCCATGTCTTTGCTATCGGTGGGCATTTGTGCGACTGCCCCCTCAAATAATTCATTAGGCATACCGGGCACGTCTCGATCTTGCCCTTCTGCTTTTTATCCTTTTTCATCTAAGGACCATCTGACCCTTATCACAATCCCAGACCAACCGCCCCGTATCCCGCCGATTCAGGCTTGCCCTTCGCGCCAATGCCCTTTTATTTTTTTCCGACATCGGAGTTGCCGAGTTATCAGGCAAATAGGCGACGGGCGAACGCTCCCACCATTCCCGCGTATCCCGTAAAAAACCACGCCCTCGCCCTTTCATTTTTTCTACCTGTCGCGGACTTCTTGCCCTATTGACACCGAGTATGATATAAGGGTTTCAACAACAAAGCGCCCCCTCTCTGACTCTCCCCCCCAAAAAACGTTTCGAAGAAGCAGGCAGCTTCCCCGTTCACGCTCTCTTGCTGATAGTGTGTCTGGGCGACTAGCCATCGGATTGCTCTCGCAGCCTCCCAGTTCGCGCATTTCAGCAAATTTCGCCATTTTTCTTATCGCGGGAGCACGGCAATAGCGCTTCGCACGAGCCGTCGCGTTTTCCTCCCCCCTACCCTTGCAAGCCGATACCAGCCGAGCTCCCCAGCACGCTACGCGTGCCGGTGCGAGTCGCAGGCTGGTCCTGCGGTAGCACGGTGGCAGCGTAGCCACGGCGCCTGCGTATCTGGTCGTTAGCGTCGGCTTGCTGTGCGGCTTGGTCAATCGTCGGGGGTTTCGGTGGCGGTGCGGGCGGAGGCGGTGCTTTCGGTGTCATGTTGAACCTCAACAGGAAACGGTTCACTTGGCGGTTCAGTATCGCCTAGGTTGATGTTGATCTGGAAGGCCGTCGCGCTGCCAGTGTCGGATGCGTAGTGGCCCTCCGCCTTGCCGAGGGCGTCAAGCGCTCGCTGTTTATGGTCCCAGCGAAACTCGTCAACGGGCATTGTGTCGTAGGCTAAACGGCGTTGTTCAGCGTGCCATTTGGAGACGGATTCAACAGCCTCAGCAGTGGCGTCGATACGGGCTGGGCGTTGAATAATGGCGCTAATCTCGGGGTGTTTAAGTAAGCGAGCTCCAATCGAATAAGCGGTTTTCTGGGAATAGCCTGCGGTAATGGCGGCTTGAGTGGCGTTGGGGTGCGCAAGATAGGCCTTAATGAAAGCCGCCTGTTGAGGATTCAACGCCATATCGGTTGAGTATATGCCGAAACTCAACAGATTGGGCAAGCGAGCAACAGCGGCTTGACATCATACTAAGCGCCAAGTAGATTAGTCGCTATGGCGATGAATCCACTAGAGTCTAAAACGTATCGAGTGCAACTGACAGCAGGCGAGCACAAGGCTTACAAGGTATGGTGCGCGCAGAATGAGGTGAAGGCGAGCGAGCATTTGAGCCGGTTCATACGCAAGACGATAAAAAAAGACGTTGGCCCCGTAGCTGAAATGCACGAAAGCGAAAATACTTGAGTCTAGCTATTGACACAAAGCGCCTTGTGTACTAATCTCCAATCATCAAGCAAGGGGAGATTGAACAATGAACTACGCGGGGCAGGTTACGGGAACAATCGAAGCGATTAAGCCTCCGACCAAGAGCCGCAAGCGTTCTGAGCTGCGAGTGAGAGTCGAGGAGTCAACCTATCACGTGTTGACGTGGATCAAGGATTACTCGGTTGGCCAGTCGATTACGTTGACTCGGCGTGCCGATGGCACAATCGCCCGCTAAACGCTTACTTGTAGGAGAGTAACGAGATGACCATTCAAGAGCGCTACGACAAGATCATGGAAACGCTGAAGGCTGGCGGAGCGGTAATCGTCGCCACCTATACCAAGGCGACTCAGTACGATGCGCGGCATATCGAGTATTTCAAGCTGAGTGGCAAAAGCCTGTATGTCCGTCGCGGCAAGCATTGGGATTGCATCGATTACTGTGCGCTGCGCTTCGGACTGCCAGCCCGCTAACCAGCAAGCAGAGGAGATGACGACGATGACATATCTAGAGCCGAATCATCCGCATCATGTGCGCGATTACGCCAAGCTGATTATCAACGGCTTTCGTGTTCTGACGCCCGACTCATGGTCGGCTCGCTCGCTCGAAAACAGTCTCAAAGAACGCGAATACTCCGGCGACTGGACAGGCTTCCGCGGCGTCGTGGAGGAGAACGCGAAGCATCTACTGAGTCTTGAGCGTTCCGCGGCGCGTGCCGAATGGAATCGCTTTTCAGGAGGTATCTAACCGTGACCACCGCGCAGATTCAGGCCAGGAGAGCCCTCATCGACGCCGATTACCCGCCGCGTCAGCCGCTCTGGTTGCGCCTGCTCGTCGGCGCAGCTATCGCCGTGGCGCTCGGCGTCCTGCTGGAGGTGTGGCGATGAAAGTTTTAGTCGCCTGCGAATTTAGCGGTATCGTGCGCGAAGCATTCCGTAAGCGCGGACACGACGCTTGGAGTTGCGACCTGCTGCCGAGCGAAATCGGCGGCGATCAACATCTTGAGGGTGACGTGCGCGATTGGCTCAATGCTGACCATCATTGGGATTTATTAATCGCACATCCGCCATGTACGTTCTTGGCCTCTAGCGGCGCCCGATGGTTTGCGACGCGACAGCATCAACAAAAGTGGGCCATCGAATTTGTCCGCGATTTGATGGATGCGCCGGTCGACCGTATCGCGCTCGAAAATCCGATTGGAGTGCTATCAACGCGATTCCGCAAGCCCGACCAGATAATTCAACCGTGGCAATTTGGACACGGCGAGACCAAGGCCACCTGCCTCTGGCTCAAGAACCTTCCGCCGCTCAAGCCGACGAACATCGTTGAGGGACGCTACGGTCGCGTATTTCGTGAGGCGCCAAGCCCCGAACGCTGGAAAAATCGCAGTCGCACATACCAAGGAATCGCTGATGCGATGGCCGAACAATGGAGCAACCCAAATGACTAAAACCGGAGATATGCTCAACGTCCAGCACCAGACGCGCCACTCCGAGCTGGTTCACGCCGTCGCGATTGTGGCCCTGGTCGCCGTCGCGTTCGCGCTGTTCTGGTTCGGCTCGCCGCGCGTCCCTGTGTTCAGCCAAATCCATCAGATCGCGATAGCGAAGGGAGGTTTCCAGCGATGAGCACCAGCAGAGGCGACGCCATCAGGCGCCTGCGACCCGTCAACAAGAGAACGCGGCGCGATGAATTTGCCGAGTTGCGCGAGCATATCGAATCGCTTCCCGTTATCGGTAGGCGGATATCGGTGCGCCGCCTGCTCGACTTCCACGACAAGGCCGTCGCCGCGTTACGTAAATACGAGACGATGACATATGGCCCGCTTATTGACTTCGGCCATGAGGCCCGCGAAGTGCTCGCCGACCTCGACAAGGAGATTTAGCGATGCCGCTCGATATTGCGAAATTGCGCCACGACGCCGACCATGCGACCTCGTTGCTACGCTTACGGGACATCGCCGAGCAGGCCCTCGAAGCCGCCGAGAAATACGAGAAGGCGCTGCGGGAGAC